ACTGGGTTATTACTCAGATGAACACAAGAAAATCCTTCACTATGAAACAGGGGGGCAACCGCAAGGTTGGGGCCCTTCATTTCATGCTGCTGCGCTTACTCATGCAAATGTTGCAAGAGCATGCCAGTTAATAGAGGATAGTTTAGTTCAAGATAATATCTCAACTAAACCATGCTATGCAGTCATAGGAGATGATATTGTTATATCAAATCCTAAAGTGGCTCATCGATATATAGAAATGATGAGGAAACTTGGCGTTCAGATTAACGCAGAGAAAAGTATAATCTCTGACCGTATAACTGAATTTGCAGGTAAGCTAATAACTAGCGATAGTATTATCGATAGTATAAAGCTAACACCTGGTACCAAAACTGCCGACCAGTATGTCAAATTACTGGAATTCTATCCTCCTGGATATTGGTTACAATTAACCAATGACGAGAGGAGACGAGCAATCAAGGCAATATTGCCTGGATCACTTGGTGGAATTAGATTCCAAATACCTGGCAAATCCCATAAGGAAATGTTCGGGTATGTAGATTGGGATAAAATCCGATCTAAAACTATGCAAAAAGGTCTCGAGCAAACTCTTGGGGCTTATTCGCACGCATCTTTGCAAAAGAGTATTGAATTTATTCACAAATCTTTGGAACAAATCAATACAACTAACATTTCCCATAGTGAATGGGAAAACTTTGCAAGCCTTTGTGGTTATGAGTCTTTTCATTCGGAGAAGATTTCATTGATCACGGGTATGTTTTATCGTGACCAAGATCCTCCTAAGGAGGAAGTACGTCAATCACCAGCTCTGTCAAGTTTGCAGAAGCTGATAATATCTGCGATCTATTCAGATTATTATTCTGAACAGTTCTCTAAACAAACAGATACTGTCAAAGAAAAATTTGACAAGTTCTGGACTTCTGATAAGCATCCATCTTGGAGATGGGATGAAATCAGACCTACCATTCCCTTTGACTATATGAAATATTATGTCACAGAAAGTGGTTATGAGATTGAGTGTTTCACTTCTCATGTAAAACAAGTTATAGGTCAAGTACCATATAACATGTCTGAAACTGATATTGCCAAAATTAAAAGGAAAAATAATAATGACGAATCAAACAAAACCATCGATCGCGGATACTCAAAGTATCTCCGAGACGACGCCATCAAAAGCACAAGTACCTGTGAAATCACAAGTGACCCCTGCAGTGGAGGCGGGCAAGGTCAAGAACCAAGCCAAAAAGTCAAGTCAAAAACCAGGAAAGAAAAGAAATCCTGGCAAATCGACAAATAAATATGTAAATGATACCACTAGTGTATCATTCCATGGTAAAGATCTAAATATCATTAGATCTTTTGATTTAGTTGAGAATGGGAAAACATCCCACTTTACAACGATCGTAGGTACATTCGACTTTAAGAATGTCCCTAATCCAATATTTTCCATTGTTAAGAAAGTATTGTTGGCTGTTGGTTTTATCTCTAAAACCAATAACCTTGGTGAGGACTCAGCAAAAGTTATAACTAATGCTATTTCCTACGCAGAATCTTTATCTGTACTTGTAAAGGAAGTTCCGGCTAAAAGCCCTACTCCTGAACCAGTTAATAAAGCGGATGATCATATAACCGAATGATCGCGACTAGCACACGTCAAGTGCCTTCTAGAAGAGGGG